AGTGGAGACTACTTGAATAGCGAATGATCTATACTTACCTACATCTGTGGGAGAAGCTCCAGCCGTAGCAGTTAAGATGTTATTAACTGTAGCAGACTGTGCTGCTTGCCCAGTCATAAATAGATCAGTAACATCCTCATTACATAAGGTTATTGGCGAACTAGATGCTGCTGCCTGCCTACCTAATGTCGGAGTCTTTGCATCTATAGAAGTATTAGTTGACGCAGTTGTAGCCGCATCCCCAGCTTGAGAGTTTATTAGCGCCTCAATGTTAGTTAATATTGCTTCTTGCGCAGAGCTTAAAACCACCGGAGAGCTGTTAACAGAAGTAGCTTGTCCCAATGCCGGAGTCTTTGTATTAACTGCTGCTGTTGCAGTATTTATTGCAGCTAAGTTCACATCATCAGTAGCGATAACTACGCGCTGAGTACCAGTAGAAGAGTTACCTGCGCCAGTTGCAACCACAATACCGTTGACTTGAGTCTGGTTAGATGCCACAGCCGCCTGATCAGTAGCTATCGTTACTCGCTGCGTACCAGTTGAGTTAACTCCGGAGCCTACTGCTACAGCTACGCCATTAACTTGAGTCTGGTTTGCAGGAATAACTGGCTGGTCAGTAGCTAAGATAACTCGCTGAGTTCCAGTAGATGAAGCGCCAGAACCTGCTGCAACTGCAACGCCATTTATCTGAGTCTGGTTACTTGGAACTGCAGATTGATCACTAGCAATAACTACAGGCGCACTATTAGCAGAAGTAGCTTGCCCATTTGGATTTGGCGGAATGTAAGCCATTAAAATATTCTCCAGTTTGCGCCATCAGAAATGAATTCTAATGCTTGATTAGGAATCATTACAGCAGTTAGTGAGCCATTCATAGTCTGGCTACTTGTAGTACTGATAGTTATATTAGCACTATGAGCATTCTCTATAGAGTACCTACTAATATTACCTACCGCAGTGGGTAGGGTAATAGCATAAGCGCCCTGCACAATACAGACATAATCTGTATTAGCAGCAGCGCTTAGTGTAGTAGGTCCAGATGGAAAGACTACGGATCTAGAGATAGCTCCAATAGCCCCTGTCTGAACAGTCTTAAGCATAGTACAAGTTCCTAAATTGAGGCGGAAGATTTACTAACTTGCAGCAATTATTTTATCTCAATTGCTGAAATCCTAGCAGAGTTAGCAGTCCAGACGAATAACAAGTAATCACCAACCTGAGGCTCTTGCGTTAGCGTTAGGGCTTGAGTGCTATTTGCGTAAGCTGATGTTGTGTACACCCCAAAAGTTCCGTTGAATGGTGTGGCAGCTAGAGTTCCATCAAACCTATGGTGTTCTACTGTCGCAAACAGAGTTGTTCCAGAAGTTACCTTACAATTCACCGATAACGTATAAGCAGTTTGAAGTGGTGCAATATCAAAACGCGCTGTGCATGTAGCTGCGGAAGCATCATAAAAAACAAACTTATTCCCGTCAGCGACTCCAATACTGGAAATATTCCCACCAATAGCTAATGGAATATTCGTCGGGGTATAAAGATTCCGAATCAACTCCCCAAACCTACAGCCCGGATTTTGTGTTTTAAATCTTACTGGTGCGTAACCAATAAGCGGAACTATTGCAACCGCCTCTGGGTGATTACTGTCTATTGACGCAAAAGTTCCCAGCACGCGAACTGGAGGAATCGCAACGGAGAAACTGGAAAACTTTTGAAACATTACGCCACGAATTAAATTAGACCATCGTGGGTCAGTAAAAACCATCAATGGCGTCGTCTGCGTAGATGTTCCACCTCCGCCAGTGTAGTACGGGTCATCAACTCGGTTGTCCTCCTGATATACAAACCCCTCTGCGCCCTCCGAAAATACGGCCACAGCACTAGATGAATAGCATTCATAATATGTGTCCTCCACTCGATCAAACTTGGTTCCGTTTAGTATAATTCCACCGGCTCTTCTATTGTGTAGCAAATCAGTCCCATAAATTTTTAACTGACTTCCCCAAGTTCCGACTCTTTCACTATAAAGAAACGCGCCAACTTCGTGCGAGCGCCCACCGCGCCACTTAATTAAATCGCACCCAATAAGCGAAACAGAAACACCATTGCCATAAAATTGAGGGTAATCTATCACCGTGTCTATACATTTACAAAGCTGCAAACCCACGCCATAAGCCGAAATATCATCGTAGGTTTTTCTTGTACTAAGATTAGTTCCGGTGTTGCTAGAAACTAACGCATTTCCGGTATCACGAACATTGGCAGAATCATAAGCAGCGTCGCCAGATCCGGCCCCGTAAGTTCCAACAACGCAAACATTTATATAGCCGCCAATTATTGCAAAATCAGTTGAGTGGCTTGTGCGGTCGCCGCCTATTTTTATTCCATTTTTTGCTGTAATAGTGAATTGATCTAGCAATAATGAAACTTTAAGATCAGATGCCGGTGCTGGTATGTAGATTGCTGGACTCGTATGTGTTGGGTTGATGAAGGTCTTATTAAATCCACGCCCTCGAATCTGGTGATCTACCGTAGCTGTTAATTGGGCGTTAGGGGTGTAGGTATTTTCGCACAAATCTATATTTTTTGACGCGTTCAACATAGCTTGTAAAATTGTAGTCTGTTCAGCCGCAGTGCTTGTTGGCGAGTAACCGAACATATATGGCGTCGCTTGTAAGTTTACGGCTCGCGACTTAAACGCTATTGCTCCATTAACTGCGTAGAAGCCCGTATCCGCTACTACTCCGGCAGAAGATATTACATCATATACCTGACCGCCATAACCTGTGGAGGTGTGGCACTTTGTAATGACTACATCTCCTATACTTGCAGAAGTAGTAGATAGGGCCGCAAATGTAGCTATAGTTTTTGGCCTGTCTACTAATCTAGAATCTAAAGCATTTCGCTTCCAGCCAGTACTACCATTACCGCCGCTGGGCACTACAGTAGATACTCCAGCATCATCTACATAAGTTCCTGGAGCTGCTCCAGTCTTTTTATTAAACATACCTTCGCCGCCATCAGCGATTACAGTAGTTCCTTGAACATAGACAGTAACTTCTGAGCCTGCATAATCTCGCAGATTCTGAACACTAGCTATAAAGATATCAGTATCTCGAACATCTACATCAGCAGTAATACCAATCTTACCTACCGCTAGGATTACATCACCAACAGAGCAAGGAGCTACTAACGAGAATGTAGTGCTAGTGTTTTCCGCCCAGTCAATACCTTTAGCTAGATGCAATCCATTCTTATAGATCTCCAATGCGCCAGTATTAACTGCGTATGCAAAGGTAGATAATATAAAAAAGGACTGTCCAGCAGTAGCCACTTGACGCTCCTCTACTTGCTTAGTATCTCCAGAGAGTTCTAAGATTTCTCTCGGCTGCCATACATCTGCATTATTACTCATATTAGTATCCTACGTCTGAAAGTGCTGATTGGGTGAGTAGTTTTAGCTGCTCTAGCATAAGTCTATTCTGGCCTTGAGCTTCTTCTAATTGCCCAGTTGCCATATATACTAACCTAGCAGCTTCGTGAATAATAGCATAAGGGAACTGCTCAGCTATCCAAGAAGAGTAAGCTTCTGCCCGCACTATAGGATTCACATAAGCTCCCATAAGTGCGTACTGAAAGGTAGTTGCAGAGTTTATATTAAGTACTCTGCCTGCCACATAGCCTATATCATTTCTAGTTCTTCCGTAAGAATCTAGAACTTCAGTAGGAGTAATGATATCTATGAATCTGCCAGCATCATCAGTAGCTCCAGTAACTATGCGGAAATACTTAAGTGCGCGATAGTTAGGAATGAGTGATATGTAATCTAAAGACTGTCTGAAATCTGAAGTATCAAATTGCACTCCAGTCTCATAGATATCTTTAGAATAAAAATCAGTATTATGCAATTTAAGAGTGGCAGACTTGATAGCAGATGCTGTCTCTGCTACCCTATCTGGACGATTAGTTACTAGGTAGACTTCTGCTACCAATTCAGAATAGTTCATGAGAATACCTTAGCCAGTAAGTTTTAGTTAGCTCTCTAGTAGTTATTCCTAGAGAGCTAAGTGAAGCCTACTAATTAGCTACTTGCTTAGAAGTAAGTGCGCCAGTTTTGATAGCGCCTGGAGTAGTTCCCATATCACGATCAGGAGACTTAAGCGCTTCTTGCTCAGCTAAGAATTCAGCGTAGAACTTCTTACGCATAGAACCTTCAGCAGTGATTTCATCAGCTTCGCAATCTGGCTCAATGGTTATGCCGGGAACACCATCTGCTATGCACTGGTCTAGATAAGCAATGACTTCAGGAATCTGAGTATAGCAACGATAACCTGTGAATACAATACTGTATCCTTTAGGAGTTATCATACGAATAGAAGGAAGTGCAGATGCATAAACTTTGTATACTTTACTTGGGGTTACTTCTGAGGTGGTGGTAGTCATGGGAGTAGTATCCTAAGGAGAAAAAGAAATTCCCTAACCTAGCGAGATAACCAGGTTAGGGAATATTGAGTATTAACTAACTGCCATTAACCTACGGCAGCCGCAGTAAGATTGCGGATAACGCAGTTAGCAGCAACGTTCTTAATTACTGTAGTAAGTTCAGTAGTAAGAGTTCCGCCAACAGCATCAATACCAGAATCTTGTGCAGACTTACCTTCAGTATTGAACTCTTTGTTCTGAGTCTTACGGCCAGCTAAGTAAGCCAGTTTGAAGGTAGGTAGATCCACGGCAACTGCCATCTTAGACCAAGTAGTATTGGTATTAAAGAGCGGATGCTCAATGATACGGAACTTACCGCGAGGAGTAGTTAGAGTAGAGAATTCCAGACCGTAGTTAGTAGCACCTTCAACCAATTGATAGGTAGCGTTTAAGCGACCAATCTCATTGATTACTAACTTAGCCTTACCGCCAACGAACAGAGTTCGCTCACTTGCACCGCGAGGGTTAGTAGCTTGATGGAATACTGGATCTAAGAATCCAAGTAACTGACTCCAGTTAGTAGTAGAACCTGCAACAAAACTATTAACTACGCCGCCAGAGATAGGTGGATAGTTAGTAACATCTTCTACAGTAGAGATCAAGCCGGCCATAGTGCGGAATGGTTGACCATTACGAGTACCGGAAGATTTCTGGCCAAAGAAGATAGCCTTTTCAATATCAGCAGCATGGAATGCAGCGCAATCTTGACGGCTTTCAGCATCAGTAGTTTCGCCAGCAATAACACCTACAGATCCAGCAGTACCTGAGATAGACCAAGTATTACGGAAGATCTGAGTTAAGTTAGTGATACGCACAGGTACCATGTTATTGGCAGTTGGGCGAGTAGAAGCTTCTTCAAATGCGTTACCTACTTGATATAGGAAATCATCATCAAGTAAGGCAGCGGCAGCAACAGTACCAACTGCACGAGTAACGGTAATAGAAGTAGCTGCTACAGTATTAACAATGATGTTTTCGCCAGTACGCTCAACACGCAAGATCATGCCAGGAAGTAGCACAGTCTGAGAGTCAATTGTAAAGGTAGTCGCGGCTGAGTTATAGCCAGCACCATTGTTAATCTTAGCTTCAGGAAATACCATAGTCTTGCTAAAGAAGCCATGCTCAGTAGCTACTGCAGTTTCATCGGCAAGCATAGAAGATAAGCCGAATAAAGGAGCAGAGCCGTTAGGCATTAAGCGAGTAATCATACCCGCAAACGATTTCTTAGCTAGATCTGTAGCAAAGTTGGAAGTAGTAAAAATACCAGTAGGCATGATAATTCTCCACGATCATAAGATCGTATAAAGTTAGAAAGGAAAGAGTGAGTTTTTATTATTAAGCCTTCATGAAAGCTTCCCAATCTACGTCGTTGGCTCCAGCTACACTTGGTGCAGGAGGAGCAAATGCAGTTCCCATAGCACGGATATAGTCATTGACCATACCAGTTATCTCACTATGAGTTGCATTAGGATACTTTTGAAGTAGTTGAGATCGAGCGGCTTCAATAACTGGTTTAACTGCCGGGTTGCTAAATAAGGGGTTAGTTTCGCGCATGTGGTTTTGAGCACCTTGCTCGCGTAGCAAGTCTGGTAATGTAGCTCTAGTTGCAGCTACAGCATCTTCAACAGCTTTCTTAGTTAACTGACTGCTAACTAAGGTTGCCTGCACCATAGCTTTCTGAGCAACCGCTTGCATAGCGGCAGCAAAAGCAGTGGCAGCATCTTGTCCGCCGTGAGTAATAGCTTGCATATGCTCAGGAGTGATAGCAGAAGATAAATCTATCTTAGCCATAGCAGTAGCTATATCTTGAGGATTATACGAGTTAAGATTAGTAGCTGCTGCATTAGGTGATGGTACATCGTCCCATAAGTTAGTGAATGGACTTAGTGGGGTTTCAGCTACCGTAGGAGTAGGTACTGTTGGAACTAAGCCATTAGGATCCATTCCTGGAGCAGTTCCAGGCTGCATAGTAGGGGCAGGAATGTTACCTGGCGTAGCTGGAGTTGGGGCTACTGGAGTTGGTGCTGGTGCTTTAGAAGTAAAGATATCAAATACGCTCATAAAAAGTGCTCTTAGGTTGGTTGGGTACTAGGGGATACTGCAAGGGAGAGTAACTAAGGAGTGCGCTGAGTATCTAGTTCCAAAGCTTCAGAAGCTTGGAGTAGATAATTAAGCGCATCCAATTGTCCACGCTTATATGCTTCTTGCTGCATAAACTGCATGGGCTTATCCGAATCAAATTCTAACCTTAGCTTTTCATCTGCTATGGTTCCTATCTGAGTTTGGATAACTTGCTTCTGCAAAGTAGTAAGTAGCGAACCTTGCACTAGTTCATCTTCATCTAGTTGATAAGTAGAGAACGTATTTTGAATTAAATGACTCATTGGGGAATTACTCCTGAGTTTGAGTTATCTGCTGGAGCCTGCGCTTCTGCTGGAGCAGGCTTAACATTTTGCGGATTGAAGCCGTACTGAGCTGGCAATGGCATAGGAGGTAAGCTAGCTTTAGGATCAATACCTTTATCTATAGCCATAGTAGCAATCTGCTGCCATTGCTGCAAAGCTTGCTCATAAGCTACTTGCTGTGGAGACTTCTCAAAAGGTGCTAGATCTGCTCCTTGACTCTTCATGATATAAGAGAACATAGGACCTAAGTTATAAGATCCAGCAATTTGCTGAGATGATCCTATAACTTGCACAGCAGTTGAGAAAGCATCAGTGTTAAGTAACTTAGAGCTAGGTACTAATCCATCAGATATCTTAAATTCCATGACTGCTTTTCGTAAGGCTACTGGATCTACCTCTACTACTTTATTAACATCTCTATTATAGATGCTAGTGCCGCCTTGGTACTGTAGGATATTGAGCTTAAGAATATGCTTGAGTGGAATAAGTACCTGATGCTCAAATAAGATAGCAGCTAACTGATCTCGTCCATTAGCATTACGCATAGTGGATTCGAATTCATGCAGCGTCTTGTTACCTTTTACAAACTGCCCTTGTCCAGCTAAGTTCTGACCAGCTACAGTATTAGATAGCCCTATGATACTTTGAACCTGCTGCATAGAAGCTGCAGCTTGATCTTCGCGATAAGGGAACTGATATACTGCATCAGATATATTCTTACCGTAAGCTGCTGGACGAACTGGAATCTTAGCAGAAGGGTTAGAACTATTTATATGAGCTGCTGCTATGCGGCTAGGATCATAAAGTACTCGGTCAGTTACTGCGCGGCGACGAGAAGCTATGATACTGCTCATATAGGCTGTAGCTAGACTCTGAAACTCTGCACCATTCTGAGCTAATGACTTAGTCTGATCTCGTAAGCCATCTTCTAGTGGCTGGCTTATAAGTATAGGTAAGTAATTATGCGCATTAGTCTGGCGTTCAGCATATAGAATAACTGAGTGGTTTATAATGACTAGCTTAAAGATCTGAGGAGTGTTAGCAGAAGGAATCTTGAGAGCAAACTCAGAAGGCAGAACTTTGCAGTATAGAGTAGTTACTTCATAGATATCTTTATACTGAATAGAATTGCTATCTTTCTGGGCTTGAATACCTGCCCAAGCATCCCAGTTAATACCAGTAGCATAGTAATCATCAGAGGTAACTTCAGGATTGATAGAAGGTATATAGTAACCCTTAGCATCTAAAGCACCCAGAGTACCTACTGCACCTCTAGCAGATTCAAAAGCTGGACGCACATTAGCTGTCTGCTTATCTGGAAGATTAGCTACAAAGCTCTTAAGAGCTATCTTAGACATTATCTCAGTATACCCAGCATACTCTCCAGATTTATAGACTTCAGTAGGAGGTACTCTAGGATCTACGAAAGTGTTATAAGGATCTAAGCGACGTACTGAATTGCCTGACCAGATAACTTCTTTAGGAGTACCTTGAGAAACACTCTTAGTTATGTCAGTTTCTAAGACTGCGGTAACCTCATCTTTCCAGCAGATTTCTAATGGAGCGAAATTATACTTAGCTCCATCTCGGAAAGATAGGATTAGCTCACGAATCCAGCCACCTCTAGTAGCATTCTCATCTATAAGAGATTCCATCTGCACTGCTTCATCCATATAAGCTGGAGATGCAACTACGCCGAATAAGGGAACTCCAGTTAGAAATACAGAGGCTTGGTAAGTTACAGCAGATTCTACTTGTGGCATAACTATAGGTACAGTCATATCACGGAAGCGACTAGCATCTCCTGACTTATTAGCCTGCTTAGCCATAAGATGCTCATCAGTGCGATTCTTCTCTCGCTGATATTCTCTATCTACTTCTGCAAATCTAGCTCGCTGAGAATCGCGAATAGAGTTTTGAGAGTTCTGCAGCATACCATAGTAAGTCATGAATAGTTGCTGAGAAGTAGGACTAAGAGGTATTACAGTTGCAGCTACCATTGTTAGTATTCCAGTTAGTTAGTAGTTGATAGTCCGGCAGCTCTGGCAAGAACGCTGACTGCTTGGGTAGCTTAGCCAGACCACTACCCAGCGTAAAGCAGTTTTATGCTTAGCCGCTTCGCTAGGCACGCAAAAACATGCTTGACACCGGGGCCCTGTGATCTAGCGTCAGCCCCTTCGCGGTCAGGCGGTATTGCCGGCGCCGCCTCGATGGTAACTTAGAAGTCACTATTGAACTCAGGTACTTCTATACCCTCGTATTCTTGCATCTCAATGATATTACCTGAGATTACAAATTCACCGAACTCAGATAACACTCTCGGCGCGTAAGTAAGTAAATCTAAGATGCCATCTGTATTGTTTAGTTTCAAGGGATTGAATTGAGTTATCTGAGTATGCACATCTAGGCGCACATCATCATGCACATGTATCTCACCAGATGCGTAGCTTTTCAGCATCTCAATGATTCTAGTTATCTTAGATCGTGAGCCGGAATAGATAGGTACAGCTTCTATACCTACTATGCCAAGCTGCTTGGATATGAATTCAAACCAGTAGAGTAAGCTATATTGATAGGCATTACCTTCCACTACTATGAGGCGGCAGTTATTCTCTAAGGCAAGTTCTAAGCTGACTCTGATAGTTTCGCCCGGTGAGAATCTACCTTCCCTTAATTTCATTAACATGGGCCGCGCATCATGCACTTCAAAGTAACCTATACTTACAGCATCTGAATCTTTCTTATCAGTAGCAGGATCTATGATAATAAAATTACCTGCAGCTATATCTCCAGACTGATAGATGGATACAGGAAGCTTAGATAGATCAATGAGATTATTAGCCTGCACATTCTCATCATTAAGAACTTCAGAATAGAAGATCTCAGGATGTCCCATAGCTAAGTCATTCTGAAACTCAGCTAATAATTGTGAGATAGGTTGCAGCTCTTCCCATAGAGAAGTTCCATCCGCAAGAATACCTCCAGCTATGAACTTAATCCAAGTAGGGTTCTTTTTGAGCTTTCTTAGAATGCTATGTTTAGTAGGATACATATTACCTACGAATAGGAACATGCAACCTAATGGAGACTTAGCTTTCATTAGTGTGCCGACCATCCAGCTCTCTAAGCTAGCTGACTGTATCTCTGAATCTGCACACTCTCTAGATTGGATATCATCCATTAGCATTACATCTGGACGAGCATTCTTTAGATTGAGGCCACGTACGCTAGATTCTGCACCTATTGCAGCTATGATTACATTCCTACCACGGTAGCCGAATTTCTTTAATGACTGAGTATCTTTCTCTACACCTAGTTTCCAATCTCCAAAGACAGCCTTTATATTCGGCTCCTCTAGCATATCCATTACATCAGATAATATATTCTCTGCTAGTTTCGCAGTAGCTCCTATTACTAGAATGAACTTTCTGTTAGTGAATAGGATGCAGAAGATAATGAATAGCTTCATTAGGGTAGATTTAGCAAAGCCGCGAGGTAGGCCTAGAGCTAACTGCGGAAATGTTCGTGATTGATCTACATAGGATCTTAGCCATTCCCAAACTGATCTGTAAACTGGAGGAAAGCAGTAGGTGAAAACTAAGGGCATTGCTAGTGCCCCTAGAAAGTCCACATCCTGCTTAGCTAGTAGCTGCACTTCCTCTGAAGATACTCCTAGTTCCGCTAATTCCATATCTTGCTTAGCAGGAACAGTGGAAGGTAGGAAGGTAGTTGGCGCATCAGGAGCAGCATTAAGATCTAAGGATCCTAACTTACCTACTATATCAGAGGTACTCATGAGATAGCTAAGCTCTTAGTGGAACTGACTGCGCTCTGAGTTCCTAACTTAGCTAGGATGCCAGCTAATACTGCCTGAGCTGCAGTGATATCCACCCTAACTAAGGGAGTATATGCTGGATTGATATTTTTTGGCGGATTTATGTATCTGCCTGGCTGAATATACATGATAGTATCTCCTATTTATAACTGTCTGAGTAATTCTATAGCTCTTGCGGAGGCTATAGCTAATCTATTCGTTTCCGCTGCCTCCACTTGCTTCATTAGATTACCTGAAGTCATTGTATGCAGATCCTGAGAGCCTGCCCTAGTTACCTGATTGTCTATATTAACAGTGAATTTCTCTGCAATGACAGTAGGTAACATTAGATTTACTATATTAGTAGTAGCTCCGCTAGCGTCTGGAGAATCTAAGCCTCTTCTCTTAGCACCATTTACCACAGATAGCGCTTTCAGAATAGATTCTGGCTTCACCATAAGTGGCAAGCTATTCTCTAGCTTCACTAATAGCTTATCTTCTAAGCTATCATACTTAGCATCTCGGATAGAATGATTCTGAAGTGCATCATATCTTAGTTTCGATACGCCTGCCGCGAAAGTTTCGTCAGATAGCAGTTGCGTAATGCGGCTAGGGGAGACACCTAATGCTGAAGCCACTGCTTCCTGCTTAATTCCTGCACCTAATAGGCTCATGGCTCTCTCTTCTATATTAGAAGTGATACCAGTGGAATAATGATTAGATGGCGCAGATATTGATGCCGGGATACTGCTACCTCCGTTGCTACCTCCACCTAATTCATTCAATAAGCTGTTCATAAAGAAACCTCCCGCCTTCTATAAAGGCTACTAATATGAAGCTATTATATGCTTAGATAAGTATGAATAGATATAGGGTTCAGTATGGGGGTGCTTAGATTGTAGGAAAGTGAAAAAAGTTTAGGAATAATTTATGGCTCTCTTAGGATACCAGGGGCTAGGCACTGTAAAAGGGGCTTTAGCCCCCTCCTTTATCTTTTAGTCTTTAGTCTTTAGTCTTTAGTCTTTTCATTTTTTTAAATAAGAATAGTTCTCATTAGTGAGTAGTTCTTATTAGTGACTAGGTATTAGCTTAGATTAGATTAGATAGCTTAGATTAGCTTAGATTAGTTGGTTTATTTTCATAATATAAGTAGAAACTGGTTGCACTCAGTTAGTAAGTGCGATAAACTTTACTTAGTGGAAAGGGAATGGCCCTTTCCAGAATCTGAGGAATAAAAGATGGGTTTAATAGCAGATATGAGTCCAGAAACCTTCGACGCAATGCGCGCTGAAGGTCGCATAGCACATAATGCAGCTTATGTAGCGTTCGGTGCAGTAGATAGCCAAGCGCAGTGGGAAGCGCGTTGGCAGGCTTGCCAAGACGCTACCTATGCAGTGTATCAAAAGTATTGTGCAGCTTGTAATAACTGAGCTATACTATAATATAGGCACTGCTAGCCAGTGCCTAGTTCTTTTCACTCATTCAATTCAATTATAGGAATATATATTATGAACATTCTCAATACTCTAACTTCCGCCACTTCCTCCACTTCTAAAGAGCTAGGCGAGTATAAACCTTATGATAGCCAGATAGCAATTCCAGAAATTGCAGGAACTAGAATAGTGAAATGTTTATACCGCAAGGATCCTAAGGCAGATCCCAAAACTGCGCGCGCAAGTGTATATGTGCGCATTCCAAGTACTCACATAAATGAGGAGGCGGTGTTAGAAAACTTCCCTGCACTCCTTCCTCATATAATATCCTATCTAGAATCCGTAGAAGATGCTGCCATTAAGGCGGAACATGCTTCTGGACTGCTCCGTTTCTATCACGAGAAACTGAGCTTTACTGCGATATTGGAAGCGCTGGAATCTAGTAATGAAGGTGCCAGATTAACTAAGGAAAAAATAGAAGCATGGTTCGCGGATACCATAGAGTCTAACTTGGCTATCCGCTTCATGAGCAAGCTGGGCTATAGTCCAGAATCTGCCACAGAAGATCAGCTAGTTAAATTGGAGCTAGTGCTAGGCGCATATAAAGGTAAGTTTGCTAGCCTCGCTGGAGG